ATTTAGTTTTATTTATTAGTATATTATATACACAATATTGGTTTTTACCAGTATCTCTTTATTGAGAATTTATTTTACATAATTAAGGACAAACAAACAAATATTTTAAACGGAAATGGACAATACGCAAACAAAAATGAACAAGGACACGGAAAATTAACAGATTTAGGATGTAATAATATGGTTTTTACCAGCAATTCTTTAATGAATTATAAAATTAATATGAGTAATTTTAACGAACAAAAACAAACAAAAACACAATTAAACGGAAACGGACAAAACGCAATTAACAATGAACAAGGACACGGAAAAGTAATGGATTTAGGATGTAATACGAGGGTTTTAACCAGCAATTCTTTAAAGAATAATATAACAAATATGAATAGATTAAATAGACAAACACAAACAACAACAAAATATACAACACAAACAGGACAAATGACAGCACATGAAATGGCAGCAAAGGGAATCAAAGAAGAAAGAAGATTTTTGGGAGTCAAACCAAAAAATTTTTCTTTTTCTGATTTCGCAGCAGAAAATTGTAATAAGACAAGATTAAATGATATGGGTTCAGTACCTAATAAATTTATTGATAGAAGGAAACAATTTGCGAATAAAACGCAATATTATAGAAGAAAAGGATTTGAGGGAAATGTTTTAAGTGAAGAAGGAAAGAGATTTGCATTAGATTTTAATAAACATAAAAATGATGATACAAATGCTGAACGAGCACTTAATTTATTTTATCACAAATATTTTACAATTTCTTTTAAAAATTCTAAATATAGATCATTAGGTAATAGAATAAAAGTAGAACGTAATTTTGCTAGTTCAAAGGGACGAGAAGAGGCCAAAATAGAAGTAGATATTAGTGTGCATTCAAAAGAATCATTAGGTTTAATTGACATGCACCATAGTATCTGTGACTGTGATGGTTTGAGATTTTCAGCTCATGTGATGAAAGAATGTGACTGTGTTGTTTTATTGTGTCAAACATGTAAATGGGCGAAATATACTAATAGGGAAACATTTGATATTATGAAAGATTTAAGTACTTTAACAGCAGATTTAGTACCTTTTTCTGAATTAATAGAAATAGATTTGAGAAGTATGGTTTTTGAGCGTGGATATTTAGCTTTACAATCTTGTGAAACTAATTTTGATGCTTATGAAGTCGTAATGGAAACATTTGTTTTACCTTTTATTAAAGGATTCTGTTCTCATACAAAAGAGTTATTAATTAATGAATATTTGGTTGTAAATAGTGATGGAATTTTCGGTAATGAACATATATATAATTGTATCGAAAATTACATACCTAATTACAAACATATGATGAATTTTGGTAACATTGAATTGAAGAAAACAACACGTATTGGAACAGTTTACTATAATAATGACTTATTAGGATTTCAGAAGAACATTGATGGAGAAATAGTTTATTTCTTGGTCTATGGATGTGAAAGACATAGAGGAATGGAATTGTATAGATGTCAACATTGCAGAGATAGTTATAATAAACTATTTTCAGGTAAAATTGACGGGTATACAAAGGAAAGTATAACAAGACAATCAGAAGAAGATTTTGGATCTATCGTGAGACAAGGTGAGGATGATTTAACAGATTTTGGAATGAATCCAATACATGATGAAGAAGATTCAGAAGAGGAATCAATTGAAGTTAAAGAACAAGGTGGTATTTTCGGCAAAATGAAAGAGAAAGCCGATAATATGATGGACGCAGGGATTAGTAAATTATGTGATAAGACATTTGCGCATTTAGAGAAGAAATTATATGAACACATGGATTTAGTGCCATCAAAGGATGTTTTGGAAACGCTAGCCAGTTTAATTGGCGAGATGCTACGTGATGAATCACTTTTAACACCATTTAAGTTGCTTCAATACGCAAGTATTTTAGGAAGGAAAACATCAGTGAGATATTATATTAGAAGAATAACAAAAGATATAATACCAGCACCCATTTTTGATTTTTTATTTGGAAGAGGTCTAATTGTTTTCAAAAAGCAAGGAGATCATCGTGAATCACCAATAGCTCATAATCATTTAAAAATAACTTTGCAAAGATTAGTGAGTGAAGGATGGGTACCAGATAAAGCAACAAGAGGAAGGAAAGCAGGTGAAATCACATGTAAAGATAGTTGGACTTATTTAACTTTTTACAATAATTTCAAATGGAATGGATATAATTTTGCAGCGCAAGGGGAAATGCCAGAATTTATTAAGATGATAGTTGATATGCTACAAATGCCAAATGCAACAGACATTATAAAGAAACTACAAATTATTAACCAAGGAACAATGGCTTTTAAAAATGTTAAGAATTTTATTTCTTTTATAATTGAGTGTTTGCCAACATTTATTTCACAATATTTTGTTACAGGCATTGAGAAAGATTGGCAGGAGATGTGCAAACCAAATGGGTTAGTTGACAGATTATCGTCAAAATTAACTTATTGTGAGAATTGCATTGCAGACAAGAAAAGAATAACTGATGTTATTTTTATCCCACTTCAGAGAGATTATGTTAAATTAATTGAACAAGTTCTTAAGATGGGTAGAGAAAAGAGCGCAAGTTACCCTCAAGCAAAGAGTCTTTTTGATGAAATCACAAAGATTAAACGTAGTATTGAGGAGAGTTATGAACCTGGAGAGGCCAGAGATATGGAACCAGTCTGGTTTGAATTCGTTGGTGCTGCTGGTATTGGTAAATCTTCAATGATGAAAGCAATGTTAGCTGCAGTAGATGGAATAAACATAGAGGAAATTGGAAACCATATTTATACGAGAGGACCAACAACATATTATGATGGTTATAAGGGACAGAAGACAATTGTCTTCGATGATTTCAATGCAACAACAATTGAAGGATTAGTAGACACACAAGTAGTAGAAGCATTTTTATTAATATCAAATTGTGAGGTTCCTTTGAATATGGCGAGTATTAAAGACAAAGGAACACAGATGAGTGCTAAGAGAGTTGTTACATTAAGTAACAATTTTATGAACATTTCAACTGCAGTTAAGTCTAAAGAGGCATTATCACGAAGGAAAACATTATCAGTAGAGGTAAGTAGTTTCGGACAACTTAATTTTAACAATTTTAGTCATTTGAGATTTACTATAGAGAAGGTGAATGGAGAAGATCACATTTATCCTTGTTGCGGTGAAGTTGATGGAACACAGTCAATGGATTGTGTTAATGAATTGGCTAAAATGGGCATGTGTAGAAGACATGGATATGTTGGAAAAACTTTAAACTTTTTCCAAATGTGTTGTATCATGAAATTATTGGAGCAGAAAAAGAGAGCTGAACATGAAAAACGAATGGCAAATCAGAATTATATGAGATTCGATACCATGTTAAATGGAATTGAATATCAAGGTGATGATGATGATGAGGAAAGCTTTTTAACAAAAGTTGGAAATTATTTTTCAGCTGGTTTCGACTACACTGAACGCTGTGTTCATAAAACAATTCTCATAGCTTTAAGGATTTTAAGAATTTTAGGTATGATAGGAGTTTTATTAACATGGACTAGTGTAGGAGTTATCGCATCTTATGTTGCGTATGATTTGGTAAGACAAATTATTACTGGCGACATTGAAGAAAAAGAATTTTATGAGAGGCAATCGGAAGGAAAAACAGATCAGAAAAATGCGAGAAAAATAAGAATGCAAGGAGAACATAGCTTTTTAGAAAATGGTTTGACAAGAATTGAATTTAAGAAGGGAGAGTTTTGGGTAAAATCGAATGCTTATATTATCGGAAAAACAGTTCTAGTAAATGATCATATGATTTTCTTTGATGAAAATGATAAGGTTACTATTAGAATTCTTTGGAGAGATGATTGGCAGGAACTTGTTTTGGAGCGAAGTGAGGTTAGACGAATTAAAAGTTCTGTTCAAACATGTAAAACTCATGAACATAGTAACGAATGTTATTATTGTATGAGTTCTTACACGGATGTTACAGAATTGCAACTCGGAAAATTTCCACTTGCTCCATATAAATCAAGACCCAACTACTTTTATAGTAAGGAAGATGCTGTACCAAAGTATTTAGATGAAGTTACATTTATTTGTAAGCGAAGAGATAAGAATAGTTTCTTTACCTCAGTTAGTTATGGAAAAGGAGAAATCAAAACCATGAAAAACAGAGACGGAGATGAAAAAGTTTTCTTTGTTAAGACAAATATTAAGACTGAAAATGGAGACTGTGGAGGTATCTATGTTTACAAAGATAGGATTTTGGCTTTACATTTTGGTGCTGAAACAACATACGGCAATGGAGTTGGACAAATTATAACGAAAGAAGAGATAGGACCTTTCTTTGAGATTAGTGATGATATCAATCCTCAAGGGGATGGAAGTTTTCATTTGGAAAATTTATTTTACGAAGGAACTTTAGATAAAGCAAATCACAGAGCTACAAGAACAGAATTAAAGAGGTCTTTAATTTTTGAAGAGTTTGGATCAGCAAAGACAGACACATCAATTTTGAGCAAATTTGATCCTAGAGCAGATGGCAGAGATCCAATGATAGATGGAGTGCAGAAATATAATTCTTCTGTAAAAATAATAGATGTTGATGCTAGGGAGTATCAACAATTGATGTCAAATACTTTTAAGAGAGATAAAGTACCAAGAATTTTGACAGAACATGAAGCAATTAATGGATGTGATGAATTTATGTTAGTACCAATGGATATGTCAAAATCAGCAGGATATGGTTATAGACCAAGTTCACAAGGTAAAAGAAGTTTATTTGAATTTACAAATAAAGGATATGAGGTTACAGATGGTGTTCTTAGACATAACATCGATGCTTTAGCATTGAGTGTCAAGAACAATATAGTTAGACAACCAATATCACAGATTACTTTGAAAGACGAACGTTTAAAACCAGGTAAAGCCACTAGAACATTTAACAACTTTCCAGTGGAATATACAATTTTGGCGAGAAGATATTTAGGAGCATTTATAGGATGTGCTCATTCATGGTACAAAGATGGAAAATTTTACAGTATAGGTATCAACTTATATTCTAATGAAGCCAGTATGTTTATATCTGATTTATTGAGAGTTTCAAATATAGCATTTGATGGTGACTATAAGAACTATGATGGAGTTTTACCAACGGTATTAATCTATCATGCTTATATGTCAATCAAACAATGGTATAATTTAAATAACAATGAATTAGATATAATTATGTACTGGTTTATGCACCCAACAGCAGTCATAGAAAATGAGGCATACAGTCAAATTACTGGAAATTCTTCGGGAAACTTGATGACAACATTGATGAATTCGATGGTTGGATATTCCTTATTGTATTTAGCATACACAAACTTAGTACCACCAATTTTACAAGATCAGAAGGAGTTTTACAATAACACTTCAATTAAAACATTTGGTGATGATAATGTTTGTGCAGTTTCATACAGGATAGTAGAGTATTTTAATCATGCGAGAGTAAAGGACTTCTTTAAGAATATTGGAATTACATATACAAGAGCAGATAAAAAGGATGTAGAGAGCGAATTTTTGTACCATCCCACAGATAGAGAGTTATTAAGAAATGGGGATAGAAAGACTTTGGAACGATATGGAATGAAAACAATAACAGCCCAAGGAACTGACATTGAATTTCTGAAGAATACATTTGAATTGAGAAATTTTAAATGGTATTCTTTATTGAGAGAAGATGTCGTGAGGGAAATGACATATTGGATTCGTTCAAAAACTGAACATTGGACAGAGAATGATTCAGTTAGTTTAGAAGTGAATGTAAATACATCCTTGAGATTTGCATATTTTTATGGAAGATCATATTTTGAGGAATGGAGATCGCAGTTGTTTAACGCTTTGAGG